GGTGGAGGCCTCCAGGTTGCCGTTGACAGAGTAGGTGTGCTTGGTGACAAACTCACCGCTCTTGCCGCCGGTCATGGAGAAAACGCCCTTGAGGACCGCCAGGATGGTGTCCTGGTCAATGTCCTGCCAGTAGTCCGCCACCTGCTGGGCCACATTGTTCATAAAGTCCACGCCGCCGGTGATGTCAAAGGAGAAGTCCTTTTCCACCCACGCCTTAGCACGGCCAATGACCACCACGCCCTGCTCAAAGGTCTTGGTGGAGGTGGCGGTGATGTCAGTCTGGCCGTCATAGTTCACGGCCTCACCGTCCAGCAGGCCACGCACGGCCACACGGGCGTAGCCGGTGCCGTTCTGGGTGCCCAGCACCGCACGGATGTCCGGGTTGCCCACCAGGACCTTGGACTTGCGGATTTCGTTGAGGCGGGTGCGGGGGATGCGGTCCATGATGTACTTGAAAGCCTCAGGGTTGAAAGATTTTGCGTCAAACTTAGCGTTAGGCATAATTCAATACTTCCTTTCTTGAAATGATTGTGTTGTTGGGGTTATTCCAGCTTTGCGTCAGGGTTTTTGGCCATGTACTCGGTCAGCTCGGAGTAGGACATCTCAGACAGCTTTTTGGTGCTGCCGGGCTTGCCCCCGTCCCCGTTCTCGCCGGGTTTCCAGCCGCTATACTTGGGCGCATCTCCAAACATAAAGTCAGTAGCAGCGTCCTTTTTCATCGCCTCGACCTTGGCCCCCAGGGTGACGGTTTCGCCGTTCTCCTTAGAGGTGACCTTGCCATCCACCACCTTGGCATCCTTGAGGAAGTCCGCCAGCATCGCACGGACGGCGATGTTGTTCTTGGACCCGGCAGCGGTGAGCTCCGCATCCACCGCAGCAGTCAGCTTGACCGTGGCCAGCTCCTTATCATAGGCGGCTTTCTGGTCCTTGTTCTGCTGGGTGAGCGTGTCGATCTGCTTTTGCAGTTCGGCATTGTCACCGGCGGACTTTTTCAGCTCGGAGAGCTGAGTGTCACGGGTCTTGATACCCTCACGGAGCTGCTTGACCTCGGTTTCCAGCTCTGTGACCTTGGCAGTCTTTGTGTTGAAGTCGGTGCGGGCCACAAAGCCCTTGCCGATCTCCTGAGAAACTGCTGTGTCAATTTCGGGGGTGTACGCATCCCCCAATACGGTTTTCAGCCATTCCAACATGATTGTTACCTCCTTGCATGTCTGCTGTCCTTTTTATCCGGCCAGTCCCGGTGTTGCAGTGCCCATCTTGTAGTCCGCCGGGCCAGCGGTATTTGGGTATGAAAAAAGCACCGTGCATTTTCAGCACGATGCTTTTAACATCAAAAGGGGTTATTCCTCGGAGCTCTCCAGATCAGCGTGGTAGGGGCACTTGAGGCACCGCTCACGCTGTTCCTCGCTCCAGTCGATGCCGCCGGGCAGCACAGAGGGGTTGAGCAGGCGGTCTGCGACATCGCAGATGACCATGCAGTCTGTGCCGTTGACTTGGGCGGCCTTTACTGGGCAATACACTGTTTTCACTCAAACACCTCCATGATTTCCTTTGTCTTGGGGTCAAAGTCGCTTTTGGAAAAAGCGGTGTTGATTTTCCCGCTTTCGTCATCCATATAGGCGGCACCCTCAAAAGAGTAGTAATTGGTGTGGTAGCCATCCCAGCGCTTGCGGGTGATGGAGCACTTAGCCTGCCGGATGTAGCCCTTGGCATCCTCCAGCGTGCAGCCGTGATGCGTGCCGTGGGCATCCTTGAAAACCAGCTCATCAACCTCAATGGGCTTGGCGGGCACCCGGACAGAACCGGGCACGCCGGTTGCCTTTACGGCTTCATAGGCCTTGTAGTCAGCCTTGGAGGCCTCCGGCACACGGCCCTTGTAGGAATAGAGCCCGGCCAGGTCTTTGTATTCGGCAGCGTGGTCATATTTCAAGGCTTGGAAGTCCTTGAAATAGCGGGGCGCATCCGCACCCAGGCGCTCCTTGTACTTTTCAAACTGGGCTCTGTCAGCGGTTTCATTATAGCTGATTTTCTGCATCTTATCAACAGTTCCTTGACCATGGAGAGCATCCTGCTGGGCTTTCCATTGGTCATAGGTCATGTTGCCGGGCACCTTGAAGCGCTCACCCGTCACAGCGTCACGGGCATAGCGTTCACCCATGCCGTCCATGTCCTCAAAGTAGGGGCAGGTGCAGCACCGGCACCACGGATGAAACGGTGGAGCGGTGAGCCCCACCTGGTACTCTGACATCTTGAAAACCTTGCCGTCCATGTCGGCACACAAGCTGCATGTGTCCTTGTCAAAGGAGGCCACGATTTTGTAGCGCTCCACATCCAGGGCTTTGTAGCAGTCCTTTTGCCCGGCGCTGGAGAAATAGGCGCTTTCCGTCATCACCAGGCGGCCAGCCTTTGCCCTGGACACATCAAACTGCTTGGAGATGGCAGAAATGGCACGGTCCGGGGCCTCGCCCCGGATGACCATTTGCGTGAGCTGGGTGTTGACGCTGTTCACAAGGCTCTGCTTGTTTGTCCAGCACCGATCACGGAAAGTCTGGTTGTCCGTGGTCCAGGGGCGGGAGAGCACCTTGGTGATAGTTTCCTCATTGATGGCCTGCATGGTCCAGCCCACGCCCAGCCCCTTTTGCAGTTCAAAGGCCGTGTGATAGTAGCTGCCCTCATACATCTTGCGGGCGGCGGCATCCACATAGTCCAGTTGGTTGGAGTATAGGACCTCTGCCTGCTGCTGGAGCTGGAGCTTTAGAGCCTCCAGCCGGGAGATGTGCACCCTGGCGCTGGCGTTCTCAAGCTGTTTCATCCAGGCACCATCAATGGCGTTTTGCTCACCATAGGCGATGTACTCAGCCACGGTCCAGTGAAACTCCTTGAGCTCCTTGGAATTGAGCAGCCGCTTGGCCTCTGCCAGGTCAATCTCATTGTTGGTGGCAAAGCGCTGATACCAGCGGGCCATCTGCCGCTCAATCTCAGCTTGGGCGGCGGCAAACTGCTTTTCAAGGTTTTCCACATAGGAGTGGGACTGGTCCAGCAGCGCATCCTCCATGTTTTTCATGCGCTTGGCCCAGTAGGCGGCGTTAGTCTGTCTTGCCATCGCCACCACCCTCATTGTTTACCGGCGGCTGGTTGCGGTTGGCCAGAAAAGCGGCCTGGTAGGGGTCAGCCTGCATGGCCTCCTCTTTCTCATCCTTGATGCGCTGGAGCTCCTGCTCCGGGTCAGTGACCCAGGGGTGCATCTTGACGATGGTTTCATCAGAGAGGATGCCCACGGAGTTCTTGCAGTTGTTGATGGCCTCCGTTTCGTTGATGAGCACATCCCGGTCAAAGATGACCGTGACATCCTCGCCCTCAAAGCTCCTGCCGCCGGTGTTGGCCAGGTGCTTGTTGATAAACCAAAGCAGCTCCTCCATGCTGGCCTGAAACTCCATTTCAATGCCATTGGCATCCAGGTCAATGTCAGAGTACATGCTCTGAATGTTCATTTGGTTTGGGTCACCGCTCATGCGGTCATCCTTGGCATCATAGCCTCTGGCGTTCTCAATGATGGCATCCTTGAGCAGGGCCAGCAGGGTCTTGTAGTTTTCAGCGTTGACGGAGATTTCCAAAGTGTCCACGCCGCCCTCAGCTCCCTCATAGGACCGCACCTTGATGGCACCATAGGTGGCCAAGTTGCGGCGGAATGTGCCCAGGTCCTCACCGTCATAGTTCTTGATGACCAGGATGGTGGTGTGGATGTCCTCCTCCATTTGGTTGGCAAAGTTGCTCAGGATGTTGTTGTAGGCATCCTGGAGGCACTTGACCTTGGAGAGGAGTGGGATTTCATGGTGGGAGCTCTTAAAGCACACCAACGGGATGCGCTCCCAGTTGTAGCCCTCCACCTTGCCGGTTTCATCGTCCTGCTGGGTGATGATATAGGGGCCGGAGTAGGCAAAGCTGTCCGGCTCCAGCACACCGTCATCCGTGCGGATGAAACAGTCCACACCTCCGCCGTGCATGACCTCAACCTTGACAACATCCTTGGCATGTTCGGCCTCATCGTATTCCTGCACCACATAGACATGGACAGCAGCGTCCAGGACGGTGTGGTCAGCGTCCGCCCAGAATGGCAGGACCTCATCAGCAGGAAAGCGCCGGA